TACTTGATCAAAACCTGTTTCTTTTAAACTATAAGTACCATCTGCAGCTCTAACAATAGAAACTGTTCCACCACCTACTCTATTTGGATTAAATGTTTTTGCCATTCTTATTCTGTCTGTTCGCCTCTTGAAGGTTTAATATCTGGCGAAGTAAAGCCAGCTTCCCCTGGCATCGGTACATTGCCTGTTCCGATGTTGCCACCTCCAGCTCCTGTTGGATCTGTTGGCGAAGCTCCTGGAGGTACATCGCCAGTCGGTCCCATTTCACCTTGTCCTCCAGTAGGGGTAGTATTGTTTTGATTTCCATTTGCCATTCCCATTATTTGTGCATAGATCGCAGCTTTCTCTGGATCATTGATTAATTGATCTGGATCAATATCTAAAGACTTAGCAATTTCTTTTAAACAAGTATGCCATCTAACAAAAGGTGCAAGTGCAGGATTAGCTGCTGTTTGCATAAATGTCATTAGTCTTTGAGATCTTACTTCTTTCTGCATCAAAGAAGAAGTGCCTTGTGCTTTAATCTCTAGATCACCTATTATGTGTGGAGCATCATCATTAAATTGCATGTTCCAATAAAATAATGATTGTCCTAGGGGCTTTAGTAAATAATCGTCAATATTTTTAATTACAGTTTTAATACTTAATGCTGCAGCACCCATAAGCATTGACATACCTGATGCTGTTCTAGTTGTAGATTGTACACCTGTTGCTCCATGAGAGTATGAAGGTATACCAGTTGCTTCATCAGCTAACTGTCTAAACTTATCAAACATTTGTAAATTTTCATATGCAGTATTAGGAAACTTTAATCCATGTACTGCTTGTCCTGTTTGACCACTTTGTCTTCTAAATATTTTACCAGGAAATACTTTCATATCTTGACCTGGTACTAACATAGTTTCATCTACATCAAATACTAAATTACCTGCTAGTGCTAAGTTATCAATAGCCATTCTTGCATGACCATTCATAACCATTTGAGAATCTTCCATATTTTCTGGAATACCAATACCAAAAAATTGATATGGATTTAATTCGTAAGGACAAACTAAATAAGGTATTCTAACTGGACTAAATGGATTCTCAACCATTCTTAAAACTTTATTACCACATATCCAAACATTAACATGAATGTTATCTGAATCTGTGTTATATCTTAAACCACATTCATCTGCAGTTTGTCTATCTATTATACCCCAATATTCTAAAACTTCAAATCTATTTTTATAAATCGTTTGTATATTTTCTCTATCATACAAAGAAGATTCAAATCCTCTTGTTTGATAATTAGGACCCATCTCTAAACATTCCATAACAGCTTCTCTATCAAACATAGGTTTATCTGCTAGATCTTCAAACTGTGATTTATTATATGAGTGTCTTTGAATTACATAATCACAATCATGTATAGTTGTAGCATTTGGATCAGGATAAAAATCCCAACATGATACTGCTTCTATACTAGGAATAGTTTTTGTTTTTGTTGCATGGACTCTTTCTACATTACCTTCTTCATCTTCTGATGTAGAAAATGCATGATAATCTTTTGTATCCGTAAATGGACCTTTTAAAATACCTGTACCCATTAATGCCATTTCAAAAAATACATGACGCATAATAGTAATAGCTCTACTTTCTTCAAGCTGATCATGTAGTAATTTCTGCATTTGTTCTGCAGCCATTCTAGCTGGTTCTATTTGTGGAGAACCTGTATATGATGGTCCATCTTTAAAACCAAGATCTTCATAATCTTGATTTAGATTTTTCATTAATTCGTTTACTGTAGCTCCAGGAGGTATAGCCCCTCCATCTCCAGGAAATCCATAAGGACTTTCCATTTCTTCCGATGGTTGTTGTGGATTCTTTGGATCTAGATGTGCTCTTTTAGAAATATCTTCTGGTACTGATGTAGGTGATACACCTAAAGGAAACTTACCTTGAGAAAATAATACTTCTATTATCTGACCAAATGAAGCAAGAACTTTTGTCTTAGTAATTTTTACAAATACTCTTGACTTCTCATTCTCACGAAAAGCAGTTTCTGGTCCATATAATCCTCTATAGTTTCTATAAGCCTTTAACCATCTTTTCTCATCATAGACTTTAGATGTTTCAGCTTGTTGAAATCTTTCTCGGATATAACCAACTAAAGCATTACCTTCGGCTTCGTAACCACCATTAGTTTTATTATCTTCTTCTTCCATATTTAAATATATATATTAGTAATCTCTTTCTTCAGCCATTCTAAAGATTGCTGGATCTACTTTTGACTTTGACTTACCTTTTGCATCGTTACTATCTCCACTTGTAGCTCCTTGAATTACTTTTGAATTAGGATCTATAGCCATTGGCTCTTTAGGTGCTTTTGATGTATCAGGTGCAAGTTCTCCGTGCATGTATCTTTTCATCATTTGGGTTTTCTCCTTTTAGTTTTTTTCTTTTTCTTTTTTTTCTTAGTGCCTGCATATACTACAGGTATATAATTACTCTTAGCTCCAAGACTCATTAATAGTCTTTTTCATCTGCCATTTTAAACAAAGAATCTTCTACATGCTCAGAACCAGATTTAGTAGGAACATCTACATCATATGCAAATGGTTCTTGTTTTCTGTGAGTATGTTGAGAAAAGTCAATAGTATTGTGTGGCCTGTTAGGCTGTTTGCCTTCAGGTGCATCACTTAACTGACCTTGTTTAACTTTAGCTTTTGGATCAAATTTTGCTTCCATTGCTGTCTCCTGTTATATTTTTATTTTTTTAATCTTTAAAATATTCTTGGTAGGTATCACTGTATGACCACCACCTTGCTTTATAGATCCGCTATCTTCAAATATAAAATCTGCCATGATGACTGTAGTCTTTTCATTCTGTTCTACAAGCCATCCAAAACTACAACATATTGCAGTCTTTGCTTTTTTTATATCTGGTATATCAGACCATTCACATGATCCAACAATATCCTCCCAGTATGCGATCACTAGATCATAGGGAAAATTTTTTTTGTTTATCTCTGGGATTTTTCTACTTGGAGGCACTTATAACTTTTCCTTTGTTAAGCCCTTGTTTTATAGTATACCCTTGAGTACCATTCGCACCAATCTCTACTTCTTTTTTTAAAGTTCTAGAAAGACTAAGTTGTTTAGTTTTTCTATTAATATTATTTATATACTGTAATATTTGTCTTGAAATTCTATTCATAATTAATAACCAAATTTATCATCTGCAGCATGAAAGTCATTCTGTGTAAAGAATGTTCTAAATCTTTCTGCATATTTAGGATGTGTTGGTCTACTCATACATCCATATCTTAATGCATCATATGCATGGTCTTCTGCATGAGTATCTACATCTTCAGGATTCTTACTATCTGTAGGTAGTGTACCCATTGTTCTTACTAAATTTCTACAGGTTTTAAATATTCTAATACCTGGTTCTTCATCATTAACTCTTAATCTTTTATGGATTTCGAGTTTACCATTAATTCTACTCTTAGGTGATCTATCTGAGGGTCTCCAACGGCATCCCTGCTGTATCATTGTTTCTGCAATGCTTGGGCCCACATCACCTCTCTTTGCCCATGTACTGGAGTCTAAGACCCCGTAATGTATATGTTCTCCCTGCTCTAGGCTCAATACATTTCTTGCAAAATAATCTGCTGTTACTTTCTTCGTATATAATTCTCTATAGATCCATAGATTGTTATTGTAATCAACAGCAAACCATAGAACACAAGCAGGAGAAGAATAACCCCAGTCAGCAGCACGAAACTTGTACCAGCCTCTAGGTATTTCAAAAGGTTCAACAACATGGGTTGTTTTACTAAATTCTGGAAACGCTGAGTCTTCATATGCATCCCAATCTCCATCTAAAAATTGTTTACGCTGTACTTCAGGTAAAGATGCAAGCATGATATAATAATCATCAGTCTGCATAAGATAAGGATTATCTTGTAACTTAGCTGGGATAAATCTTCTAGTAATATATTTCTTACCATTAGGTGTATCTACCCCTACATCAAAAGCTGTATTTGGTTCTGCAGGTTCTACGAACATCTCTCGTACCCATTGTGAACCAATATTCCCTGGATTACCTGTAGCTCTTAAATAAACAGGTATATCTTTATCTACCGATCTTAAAGAAGATCTTAGAAAGTTATATAT